TTCAATACCTTCGATTTCTGCTCTAATCTTAAGAGTGCGAATATAATTTCCTAAATGCTTTTTCTGCTCTTTTAATAGATCAAGCGAACATCTAGGAATGAATGTCAAGGTACGTGCCTCATACTTGACAGTCATATCATCTAACTTGTCATATCTGATTTTAGCCTGCCAGTATTCTGCTTTAAATCTATCCTTATAATCAGAACTGTTCATTAGTTCTACAGTGTCTTGTAATTCCATTGTTTAATCCTCCTCAAGATATGTGCCGATTCCATAATTTTCAGCACACATGTATTCGATTCTGCATCCTCGTGTAGTATTCCAACCTTTTAAAAAGTAAGCAATATCAGCAGTTGATAATAATTCAATAGATTTTCCAAGGTACCACAAAGGAGTACCATCACCATTAATATAACTATCAATAATCTCTACATCATCACCGTACAGGCTCTTGATGTTTTTGACAGCCTTTTCTCTATTGAATTTGATTTCTTTTTCTGACAAGCCTTTCATGGGCTGAGAAATAAATATTTTCATCTTGTTATTTAATCCTCCACTTTAATGCATACATTCTTTTCTTTCTTGTATGCATCTAAATACATTTCTCTTTTATTTCCGTTATAAGTTGCTTCAAAATACATACCGTCTGAAAGTGTAGTTGATAGTAGTGCCTTATTGTTCTGAAGTGTCTTGCATACCAACACTACATAGATATCGAAATCCTGTGGATCTTCTAGATGTTCTTTTGTATATCTTCTTACTTCTTCAACTGCAATCTTTAGAAATTCGTCATTACCCATTGTTATTCTCCTTGTTGATAGCGTTTTCTGCTACTTCTAAGCCTTTAGTTAGTACAGATGGTACGTTATCGCCTGCTTCCACGAAGTTCTCAATGATGCTGCGTAACTCATTGATAATGAGAGATGCTAATGTAAACCATCCAATATAAGTAGTAATTGTTAGGTCAACATTGATAGTCTGACCGATCTCGATGAAAATTGCTGATGCAAGGAATGCTACTAGCACCATTAGCCAGTATCCCAACTTTTTCCATACACCACGCACTCCCTTGGCAGAATTTTCCTTTCCTGTCAAACGAGACTTTCTGATTCCTGTGATGTAGTCAATGATGTTTAATGTTAAAAATCCTACGAATAAAAACCAATGTGTGCCTAATGCAGCAGTCAATACCGCTACAATAGTTCCTCCGATTGCGTTAATCGCATCCATGTATTTTAATGATGTATCATATAATTTCATATTTTCCTTCTCCTTTAAGCATATGAGTAAATAAATGTGCCACATACGTATGCACTATTTACATTGTCTTTCAATGATGTGATGGTCCATTGATTCTTTGTACCATCGTTGGTTATGGGGTAAAAACGTACCACTAAAGTTCCTCCTGGATAAACAGCAGGAACGAAAACATTTTGCCTAGGCTTTTTATCGTTAGGAAAATTACTCCATATATATCCCCCTGTGTTTCCACCAATTGGAGCAGTCAACGAACCATCCCAGTTTATTTCGCAGAGTTTCAATCCGTCGTTATATCGGTATTTCAGTGTGATACCACATGCATTAGTTCCACAAGAGATCCAATCAGACCAGCCAATAACTCTATGCTGTATCTTCTTATCCGTGAGCACGGGCACCCACGTATCTACTTGATTCTCTGTATCAAAATCAAATACATACCCATTAAATGACTGCGCTTCTAGAGGCATATCCACCTTTAATTTCCCACTCTCTGCCTTGCATCCAACTCCAATTCCTCTGCCATCTGCTGAAAAATCAAGCAGCTTAAATGAAGGAGCGATAGCAGCATAAGATGCAACACCATCTGTCGTAAAGTAATCCTTCACAAGCACTCTGAAGGAATAGGCATTATCTATATTGAACTTGCCAGCAGATGATATATATACCTTGTTCTCGCCACTGTATGAATCTGTATAAGTTGCAAGAGTAGTCCACGTTTCACCGTTTTTGTACTGGATTGAAACGGATTTATCATTCTTATTGTTAACAGGTGCAACTGAAAATGAATAAGTAATCTTAACCGCCGTACCTTCATCGTCAGCCTTGTTAGATGTCACGTTCCAACGCTGTGCGCTGACATTCTTAACAGACGGTGACCACCATGGTGTAACACTGATATTCTTTGATAGTGTAGCCTTCTGTCCTCTTGAATCGGTGACTGTCGATTTAAGTGTAACTGTACCGGATGACTTTAACGGCTGAGTTGTAAAGAAACTGTTAGGGCCAGGTATACTCTGTCCGTCAATTTCATTTTGGTAGTACGTGATTGTAGCACCATTCTTTGTTGAGGTAGATACATTGCATTTGACTTTCGAAACACCCTGTATAATTGTTGATGCTCCGAATCTTTTTGCAATTGCAGCATCTTCATTTGTGTATGTGATTCCTGTTACAGTTGGCTCATAGCCCGATGGCAGTACTAAATCCAATCGGCAGTAGTTAGTACCGATGTACTTTCCGGCACGATTGTATGTATCTACCTTGAATGTCATATATGAATATGACGTGTTAGTCATCTTGTTGATCAGTGAAGTCGGTACTGTCCACTTGAATTCATCATTCCACTGATTAGCAGCAATCTGTACATTCGTATCATAATAACCGTATGAGATTACATGTCCGAAATCAGATGACGCTCTAGGTGTCTTGATTGTGACACTGTTGCCAAAATATACAGATGCTGGAGAACAGTAAGGCTTAGTCGCTCTCGGTATAACATCGCAGTCGATACCGCCCGAAGCAGATACACTACCTACATAACTGCCCGAAAGAGTTACCTTCAATTCCTGTGAGAATGAGAAATCAAAATGCTTCCCACCGTTACTGTCATGAGGAATCTTAATATTCGTAACGGTAGCAAGTGTTTTTGTTCCACTACCTCCGATAGTCACTCCACCAGACCATAACAGTACGCCATTAGCCCACATAGAGCCGTATTTAGTAGCGCTTGAGTTAATATTCCACTTATAGTATTTAGTTAGTGTAGCAGTCCATAAATCATAGTTTCCGTCAACATTAACACCTGTTCGTGTCATTGTCATTGTGACATTACCATTGCCACCACCAAACGATGCACTGCATGTTGCATATGTTGCCATCAGTCACCACCTACTTTCTTAAAGGTTAATGATCCATCGTGGTTAACAATGAATCCGAAGTTTCCGATTCTTAAAGAACTAGAAACTTCGATGTTAGAGTTATACATTCTGTTGTTCGCAAAGTACGCTACTTCATCATTGTTCTGAAGAATAGAGTATTTACTGTTTGTCTGTTTTGTCTTGAACTCAGAGTCCTGTTTACCTATCTCGATTCCTTCTGCATTGAATCTGATATAGGTGTTCAGCTGAGTCTGATTGCTTGAAACCTTGTCAGAAAGGGATGTAAAGTCTTCTTTCTTTACAAATCCCATCTGTATGCTCTCCGTTGTCTGCTGAATAGTAGATACAGTAGAAGCAAGGTTTGCGCCGTCAGAGGCACTGTAATAATTCTCTGATACTGTCTGTAAGATAGATGCCTTAGTCTGTTCTATAGATGAAGAAGCATCCTTGGTTGCCTGCTGCAGCTGATTGTTCATGTTGTTTATTCTGTTGTCGTAATCATCAATGATTGACTTTAGGTCATTTGCAAGCACTGGGGTGGTCGTTGTATATGTTCCATCATCCCATAATATTTTTGACCTAACCCAGTAATAATGCTTGTCAATGTAGTCATCGGGAACGCTTTTCCACCCGCTACTGTTTGCATCGGGCATTTCCGTTGCTGAATCTGATAGGTAATACTCCGGAGTGATTGAGCGAATTCCCTGCCCGTCCTCGCCATCATTAACTCTCACGAGGGTCATGCTAGCCGATGCCTTAACCATATAATTAACCTTCTAGCTGAGCGCTGAATGTTGCCTTGTTTGTAATATCACCTGCACCGATTGTGTATGTCGCACCTGTTGCTACTGCAGTAGTTCCACCATCCTTGTACCACTTGATAGTTCCTAATGCAGATAACGCAGAGCCAGTCACTTCAACCCCACCCTTATAGACATGAGCAGTTAAAGTTGTAGCAATAGCGGTATTTTTAAAGATTGTTCCACCACTTGAGGTGATCGCCATTGTGATAGCGTCTAAGCCATCCTTTCCGTTTGTGCCGTTTGTACCTTTGTAGGAAACTGAATATGATTCAGTATGCTTACCATCCGAATAGTTTACAACAGTCTTTGTCCATAAGTACTGACCATTTGCCACACTAGGCACTGTAGTACTCCATGTTCCTGTTGGAGGAGTAGTGCCGCTTGTGCCTGCCTGGTATGTAACAGATGTTGAACTTACAGTAACGCTTGTACCGTTTGAACCATTTGAGCCGTTTGTACCCTTGTAAGAGACTGAGTAGGCTTCTGTTGATTTGCCATCAGAATACTTAACTACTGTCTTAGTCCAAAGGAACTGACCATTAGGTACGTTTGGAACAGTAGTGCTCCATTCACCTGTTGGCTTAGTAGTTCCACTTGCACCAACCTGGTAAGTAACTGATGTTGAACTTACGGTAACACTTGTACCATTCTGACCTGTCTGCCCCTTGAATGCGATTGAGTAACTGAATGTCTTGTTGATAGTAATATCACCATCAACGACGATAGGGATAGTAATAGTACCACTCTTAGTTAATGCAGATGTCGCAGTAACTGTGATTGTTGGCATTGGTGACTTCCCATCAGATACCGCTGAGATTCCTGTAGGGCATGTAATAGTTCCTACCGTGCATGGAACCTGTTCGCTACCACATAATGCCATTACCTGTGTAGTAGTTGTCTGTGTACCGTTTACAGAAGTAGTAGTGCCTAAGAATGTATAGTTGTCATTAGTTAATACAACCGAATAACCATCGGTTAAGTCAATTACATCAATTTGATTGACCGCTTTAATTGCCATAATTTTCCTCCTAAATGTTTAACTCGCAGTTGAATACTGCCTTGAATTTAATATCTTTTGCTGAAATTGTGAACATGAACCCATTATCATTCAGTCTTGAATCATCTAACGGGATCTTGCTGAATTCTGTCTCTCCATGCCTTTTAATGAACCACTGCAGATATGCATTATCTCCAAATGTTTCTCTCAATTTTGAAGAGTTATCAATCACAACTCCACCCACATAGATATTTACTGTGAATATAGTTGCCACATCGCTGTTCTTGAATGTCGTACCATTTGACGATTCTATACACAATAATATAGAATCCTCACCTTTTGCACCTGTAATACATACAGGAGTACTGTATGTGACAGTGTTATTGATCGTCGTGGCTGTTCTCTGCCATATATAGAATCCAGGACGCCATGTCGGTGCAGTCTCTGACCAACCTGTTTCTGGTGGAATCGTTCCGTCATTCGAAGAAGCATACTCGCAAACAAACTTCTTAACTGAACCCTGTGCCTGTTTGATTGCTTCTCCAGCCTTTTCTTCAACTTCTGATACCCTTAGTGATATCTTCTCATTAGACAGGCTTAATTGCGCCATCTTGTCATTGATGCCTTCCTGTTCCTTTGCGATTATATCTAGTTTCAAGGATTCCTGGTCCTGCTGAACCTGCAGCTTTCTGATTCGTGTTGTATTAGATACACGATTCACTGTCTTTTCTTCATTCTTTGTTGTAACACTGCCGTCAACCGTAGACATAGAGAACTGTCCACCTTTATAACTGACAGTTAGATCCGATACAAAGAAAGTGAATTCATTGCTGTTATAATTGACAAGAGCACCAGGAAGAAGGTTATCAACCGATATCATTGTGACATTCTTCACCTGGTTGAAAGTCAATCCTTTAAGTCTGTCATAGATGCTGTCTATAATGCTCTGTTCATCTGCATATAGATTTGCTGAATCAATAAACAGCGTATTGCCTGTTTCGTCGCCTTTAGAAAGAGGATTGAGACCATTTTCAGCATATACTCTTGTGAGTGTATACACCTCATTCTTCTCATAGTCTGTTAAATCCTGTGTAGTTGCAAATGCAGTCTTTTCAATGGGAACAAATCTAATGGAATCAATCCCCTCTGCATAGACATTTGCTGCAAACAGTTCAGCAATCCATCCGAGATAGTCTCTTATTACAATCGTGTTATCGTACCATGATACGCTCTTATCAAGAACGTACTGCGGTATTCCTTCACGAATAATAGAAAGACCAGTCAGACTTTCAATCTCGTCTAGCTGGTCTTTTATAGTGACAGGATAAGACAGTTTAGTATCGTATGCCTTGTCAAGAGAATAGTTGTTGTCATACATCTTGAGAGTAAGTTCCTTGGTGTACTTCTCCGGCTGATCATACACCTTGAAGTATCTTGTATCAGATGCATCATTCTCCTTGACTTCCCAGTACTTGCTGATGTCGATATTGTCAAGAATGCCGTCATAGTTATCAAACTTCATTGTCAGTTCAATTGATGGCACGTTGCCTATCATACGGCAGTCAGCAAAAGAGACAGACATCTTATAATCAAGAAGTCTGTCCGTTACATTTGTCTCTCCATATTTTATAAGCATATGATCACACCTCAATCAGAGAGAAAGAGAATGAATCTGCCTTTAGACCTGACTGCACTCTCTTATAATTGTACTTCTTATTTGAAGCATACATCTTCTTGGTTCCTCTGATACCATGATCAGGAATATAGAGTTCTGCTGTGAACTCTGCCGGAGTGAGTACCTTCAGAATATTCATTACGTCTGTGAATGTATTCAGTTTATATGTACATGTGATTTTAAGCATATTAGAACGTATTCTATTTCTTCTTAAGATGCCTGTTGAGACAGGTCTGACACTGTCCGAATCTAGATCATTGATTTCTACGCTAATCTCTGAAGGAGTCGGAATAAGTGTTCCGTTTATCTTGATTTTCGCTTCATCTGCCATTTATTCCACCTCCTAATAGTCAAATACAGGCTTGCCTGTGCGTGCTTCATAATCCTTGATATTGTCAATCACCATCTTAGTGATTACTCTGCCGTCATCAAGTACTAATTTAATGATATAGGTAGCGCCTGTGCCGTCATTCTGAGAAAGTGATAATCTTTCTGAAATCTTTTCAGCAATCATATCAAGTCCCTGTGTGTTTCTCTGTAATGGTATTACTGCTTCTGTTCCTGCTTCACCAATATTGGCAATAGTGGATGCACTTACGATACCACCTTTTGCTAGTCTAGGAATTCTAGGGATAGAGAATCCTTTTCCACCGACTCCAGGAACCCAGTCAGGAATCTTTATCTTGCCGATACCACTTAAGAATTTGTTAATTCCATCAATCATGAAATTCAATGGTGCCTTGAAGATGTTTCTTAATCCGGAAACAATCCCCTCAAATATCTGTCTAACTCCGAACCATGCTCTTCTCCAGTTGTTTGAGAATACACCACTAATAAAGCTAGTAAGACCCAAGAAAACAACTTCCAATGAATTAATGATAGGCCCCATGAAGTCTCTGAACGCCTTGACGACATTCTTAACCGTTTCAAACACATTCTTCCATTTGAAACCGAAAGTTCCTTCCATCCATTCACCTAGATTACGGAAGAATTCTCTGATATTGTTGACTCTTTCGCAGATTGTTTTGTCTGCGAGTTCAATAATTCCCCTAATTGCAGCAAATACCATATCGAATACACCTCTCAATAGTGTTAAGGCTAATCTGAATATAGGTCCTAGAATATCAAGAATTGTGCTGAAGATTGGTGTGACGAACTTAAGAAAATCGCTTAATAATCCCATTATGCTCTGGAATACATTCTCCCATGCGTTCCACAACGGTTTGAGAACAGTTTCCACAAAATCCATGATGATTTCACCAACTGTATCAATGATAGGTGCCACAATATTTAGAAATACCTTCTGAACAATAGTAGCAATATTTCCTAGAATGCTTACTATATCATCTCTAAAGTCCTCGCTCTTTTTCCATAGATCTGCCACCGTAGCAATGACTGCCCCAATGATGACATTTACAGGATTCACAGCCATTACAATAGATGCGAATATCTGTGGAAGAATTCCGAACGCACCGCTCAATGCAGTTGCAAGTGATGCCCATCCTGAAAAGACTCCCACTGCAAGCTGTATCTGTGTGATAACAGTGCCAAGAATACCAGCAAGAGTAGAAAACAATGATAATCCAGCAATAGCTGAAAGAATGCTAAGAATAAGACCTACATTATCTGCTATGAAAGAGAATAACCCATCAATGATACTAAGAACCCCATACACTGCAACTAATACAGCAGTCCAGTTAATCGCTTTAGTAATATCTCTAACTATTTTCAGAATCTCATTGATGATCTTCAATATAGAGTTAAAGATATTCCATAAACGCTGGATGATTAAATCACCTAGACCGAAAGTATTCCATGCATCGGCCAGTCCTTGGGAGATGTTGCCAATTATCTTGAAGATGTTAGTGAATATCTTCAAAATCAGTTC